ATATTTTTCTAACACCAGTCTTAATGACGTTTATTGACAACTTGTAAGAGGTTAAATGAAGTTTGCTCACATTGCGGATACGCATATCCGCAATTTAAAATTCCACTATGAATATAAGGCTGTTTTTGAGCAGCTATACGAAAAACTAAAACAAGAAAATGTAGATTACATTATTCACTGCGGCGACATCGCCCATACAAAGACACAAATCTCTCCAGAGTTTGTTGAGATGTGTTCTGACTTTTTTAGAAACCTTGAAAGTGTTGCTCCAACATACGTTATTTTGGGCAATCACGATGGCAATTTAAAGAACAGCAGCCGCCAAGATGCGCTCACGCCTATCGTTCACGCACTGAACTTACCCAACCTTCATCTGCTAAAGGACTCTGGCGAAACTAATTTAGATGATAGGTTTTGTTTGAACGTCCTTTCTGTCTTTGATGAAGATAACTGGGCGGACCCAACCGATAAAGATAAGATTAACATCGCTCTTTATCACGGATCTATTTCCGGTGTTAAAACAGACATCGGCTGGACAATGGAGAATGGTGAGCACGATGTTAATATTTTTAATAATTTTGATTTTGCTTTTCTTGGAGACATCCATAAAACCAACCAAACGTTAGATCACGATGGTAGGATCCGTTATTGCGGTTCCACTATTCAGCAGAACCACGGAGAGACTAACGATAAAGGTATGTTGCTCTGGAACATCCGCGACAAGGATGATTGGGATTGTGAGCACGTTGCTTTTAACAACCCAAAGCCTTTTCATACTATCGTTCTCACACCAACAGGAAAGATGCCGAGAGGTATCGCTGTTCCAAAAAATGCTCGCCTACGATTGGTTAGTGAGAATAATTTACCTCTCGATGCTATGCGGCGCGCCCTTGATATCGCAAAGCACCGCTTTAAACCTGAAAGTATTTCTTTTCTTAACCGTGCTGCTGGACAACGAGGAGATGTAGAAGATCTTACAAACGGACTAGAACTAGAAAACCTACGAGATGTAAGTATTCAAGAAGAACTAATGGATGAGTATCTAAAAGATTATCAGGCAGATTCAGATACGATGAATACTGTTTATGATCTTAATAGAAGATACAATAAAATTGTTGAAGATAACGAAGAGATTTCTCGTAATGTAAAGTGGAAAATCAATAGTTTTAAGTGGGACAATCTCTTCAACTATGGTGAAGATAATAGCATTAACTTTGTCAATCTTTCAGGTATTATTGGCATCTTCGGTAAGAACTTTTCTGGTAAGAGTTCTATTATTGATGCTGCTCTATATACGATGTTTAACACTACATCAAAGAATGAACGTAAGAATCTTAATCTTATCAATCAACATAAAACATTTGGTAGGGGTGAGCTAGAGATTCAAGTAGGAACCAATCGCTATACCATCACTAGAGCATCAGAGAAGTATACTAAAAAACTCAAGGGTGATGAGACAATTGAGGCAAAAACTGATCTGAACTTTGAGGTTCTTGATGAGGTTACAGGTGAGATTACCTCACTAAATGGTACTACTCGCAATAAAACTGACGCAAACATTCGCAAGCATTTTGGAGCATTTGAAGATTTCTCTATGTCTTCTTTGTCTTCGCAGCACGGGGCATTTACCTTTATTGACGAAGGCTCTACAAAGCGTAAGGAGATTATCGCAAAGTTCCTTGATCTAGAGTTCTTTGATAAGAAGTTTAAACTGGCAAAAGAGGACTCACAAGAAACTAAAGTATTGCTTAAGAAATCTGCTGACCGAGAGTTTGATACCGAAATTGAAGAAGTTCAAGAAGAATTAAAAAAAGCAAAAGAACAGACAGACAATAATATTAAAACTTGTTCTACTCTAAAGCAAGAGATTGATGTTTTAGAGGGTGAGATGAAGGTTCTTGAAGACCGTATCGCTTCTGTCCCTACTCAATACATCGACATTGCCGATGTTGTTTCAGAGAGCGAAAACAAAAAGTATCAAATCCGTAAGATGGATGAGATGCTACAGACTGCCAATGAAGAACTAAAAACCAAGATCGAAAAACTAGAAAAAGCAAATGGTCTTATTTCTTCCTATGACATCGATGATCTGCGAAAGAAAAAAGAGGAGATTGATAAACTTACCAATGCCATTGATAAACTAAACAATCAAATCACAAACATTAACAAGAAGCGTGATTTGCTTGCTGGTATTCCTTGTGGCGATGAGTTCCCTACTTGCCGCTTTATCAAGGACGCACACGAGGCTGTTTTAGGTTCAGAGGCTGTTGAAATTACACTAGCGGAAACAACCAAAGAACTATCACAGATGGATGCTGAAACTATCAATCGTCGTATTGAGCAATACACAAAGATCAAAGATTTCAAACAAGGTCTTGAAACAGAAGTTGGATCTCTTCAACTGCGTATTGAAAAAGCAACAAATACAAAAGCAAATCTTGCTAATGAGTTGTCTGTAGTTGAAGAAAAGATTAAAGAATACAACGACAACAAACAACTTATTGAAAACCTTGAAAAGATGATCTCTGAAAAGGTTGATTGCCAAGACAGGATTAATAAAGCAGAAAAGAAGATTGATAACTGCGAAAAGAAAACTCTTGATCTGTATAAGACCATTGGCTCCAAAGAGCAAATGCTAGAAACACTTACGCAAGATAAAGCAGATTATCTAAGGCTGCAGACCGAGTATGCTGCTTATGACCTCTTTATGCGTTGTATGCACCCTAACGGCATTGCTTACGATGTTATCAAAAAGAAGATCCCAGTTATTAACCAAGAGATGGCAAAGATTCTCGCCAACATCGTGGATTTTGAGATCTTCTTTGAGAGCAATGGAAACAAGTTAGACATTTTTATTAAGCACGCAAGACACGACCCAAGACCTATTGAGATGTCATCAGGAGCAGAAAAGACTATGGCTGCTATGGCTATTCGCTTGGCACTACTGTCTGTATCTTCGTTGCCTGTTAGTGATACATTTATTCTTGATGAGCCCGGAACTGCTCTGGACGAAGAAAATATGGAAGGCTTTATTCGTATTTTGGAACTAATTAAAGTGTATTTTAAAAATGTTTTGCTTATCTCCCATTTGGATTCTTTGAAAGACTGCGTAGATATGCAAATCGTTATTGATAAAGATAAAGGTTTCGCGAGGGTCAACCAATGAAAATGTTAATGGAAAACTGGAATCAGTTTGTTAATGAGGAGATGTCCCAAGAGGGCACCCTGGCAGCAGCACTTGAAAAAGAAGGCTTTGACGCTGAAATGGCTGTTCGTCTTGCCGGCGAGTTGATGGACGAAAAAGAAGTTGTTCAGGTTGTTAGCAAGATGGACGAGATGACAGCAAAGGACGCTGGTGCTTTTACTGGTGCGACTATCGGCTCATTGGCTTATGTTGTTGCTCAATTCCATAAAGCAATGAACTCCGGTCTCCCACAAGAAGAAATCGTTCAGATGTTGTCTAATGAATCTGGAAATGTTGGTGCTCTAATGGCTGCCTTGGGTGTTTATGGTGTTATCGCCATTAAGAGTGCCCTTAAGGATGCTATGAGAGATCCAGCAGAGAAAGAGCGTGAGATTTATATGAAAGAAGAGATGGAAGAGATGTCTAATGCCGAAGAGAAGGTTTTAGATGTTCTTCAAGATCTTTCTGCTCCTGACATCGTTGTTGCTTTGGTTAGTTGGGTTAAAGGCGGCAAGCATACAATGGAAGACCTCCACATGCATTTAGGGAAGATGATGTAATGAAAATCACAAAGACACAACTACGACAGATTATTGAAGAAGAGATTGCCGCTCTTTCTGAGGAAGAAGAGGGTGAGGGCTATATGGCTGTCTCTCAGCTTGAATATATGAAAGAGACTATCCCCAAGATTCAGCAGTACGTTAATGACGCTTCCGATCTTGAAGAGTGGGTTGAGTCTAAGATTACCCTCGCTCACGAATACATTGAGACTGTCTACGGACACTTTGAAGGTACTGACAAACCAAAGGTTGGTGCCAGAATGGGTCTTTACGCACCTGATGTTTATGAAGAGGGTGAAGAGTTAGAAGAAGAGAAACTTACCAAAGCAATGAAAAAAGAAAAAGAAAAAGTTGTTAAGGGTATGAAGAAAAACAAAAAAGACTTTAAGAAGCGCTATGGTGATGATGCTGAAAGTGTTATGTATGCTACCGCTACTAAAATCGCAAAGGAGAAAAAGTGACAATGGCAAGAGTTAAAGCAAAAATTGATGGTTTAGTTGAGAAAGCGATTTCTCGTAAGTTTTTAGTATGGCTTACAGCAACGGCAATGGTGTTGACATCTAATTTAGAATCTTCTGATTGGATTGTAATCTCTGGTATTTACATTGGCGGTCAGGCTGCTATTGACGGGATTGCAAAACTTAAGAGTCTTTGATGAGGCTTCTTTTAGAATTCGCTAAAAAACTTTCGTTTCTAAAAAACTATTGGAGAGAGGTGATTATCGCCTTTCTCTTTTGTTTTTTGTGGATGAAGTCACAGAGAGATCAAGATTTATTAAAGCAAGCATACGACGCATCCGTTATTTCTTTACAAGAGCAAGTGGATGGACTACAAGACATTCACAAAACTGAATTACAATTGCGCGATGAAGCATTGGAAAAGTATCAAAACGACTTATACGAGTTACAAGAAAAGTATGATGCTGCTGTTGAGATACTGATTGAAGAGCGTGTAAAAGAAAAGAATGATTACGTTGAAAAGTTTGATACAGATCAAAATGCTCTTGTTGGCAAGATAGAAGAAATTTATGGGTTCAATTATGTTCCTTAGTGTGTTATTATTAAGTAAAGCGTTAGCCGCTCCACCTGGGCAATTCTCTGTTCTTACCCAAGATCAGCCGGCACCATTTGATGGTGTCTTGTTTGATCCTATTGCGACAGCAGAGATTATGGTCACAAGAGAGTTTGCTGCTCGCGAATGTAACTTACAGATTAGTAGGGCTGTTGAAGAAAGAGAAATCGAACTTACACTTGAATTGGATAATTTAAGCATTCGTTATCAGTCTTTACAAAGCGAGTATGATTTAATGATCGACACAAAAGATAGACAAATACAATCTTTACAAGACATTATTGATAACGCACCACCACAGCGACGCTGGCTTTGGACTACTCTTGGTGTTGTTTCTGGTGTCGGCACAACTTATTTAGCATACAGAGCGTTTGATGAAAGTTAAAGATCCTAACCAAATGGCTGCAATAGAAAAGGCTATCTCAAAGAAATATGGTGACGAAGCAATCAAGAACCCAAGAGCAGATTGGGACGAAGCCGCAGAGAAAGAATACTTGGAACAAATGAAGAAACTTTATGAGAAAGTAAAGACCCAAGAAGAGTATTCAGAAAAAGTTGATGTAAATGGCATAAAGATCTCAAAAAAACTACTTAATAGAGAATCGCTAAAATCTTGTCCTGTCTGCGGTGTCTTTCCAAAGAAATCTATGGACGATGTTTGCCTTACAAAATTTGATTGTTGTTATAAATGCTACATTCAATACGTGGAAGGCAGAGAGGAGCGATGGCTTACAGGATGGAGACCAAATAATGAAAATTTCAAGTGCTAAATTAAAACAGATCATCAAAGAAGAGATTGAAGCTCTTGCTGAAAAAGCACCAAGAGGATCTCTCAGGGGCGCCCCAGCTTATATGGATGATCCTTCTTACCCAACGCCAAGTGCTGTTGATAAGTCAATTCCTGGTGGCGATGAAGAGAAGGACGTTGAAAAGTTTAAGATGGATCTTGCTGCCACCCTTGGCAATATGGTTAAGAGTAGAAACTTTAAGTTTGACAAAGATCCAACCAGAAGAGCAAGACAGCTAAATTATATCGAAAAAGTTCTTATGAACAGATTAGAGAAAGGACTTGACGCTGTGCCATCAATGTATAAAGAGGCTTTAGACCCAGATGTTAACGCTTCTTATGAGGCTGCTATGGACCAACTTGATTTGGTTATGAAGGGAATGTCTGTTGATCAAGTCTTAAACGTTGTAAAAGATTATCTTGAAGTTGGTGATTTAGAGATGATTATCAGAAAGATGCCAAATGCAGAGGCAGAAGAGATCTTTGATACTTTACGTAAGATGTCTAAATAAGGAATATTAAAATGGCAACAATTTATGAAATAGTTCAGGGTCTATCCCAAGCAGCAGCCAACGGATATGATGGCGCTTTGGATGAGAAAGGCGAACCAGTGAAGATTGGTCTGAAGCGTGAAGAGGGTGATATGATGCTCGACCATCGCGTTATGGATGGCTTCGGTGTTAAGTTCTTCGGCAATATGATGTGCCTTACTTATCAGTCTGACGTTCAGTTAAAAGAAATTTATGCCTCTGGATTCGAATCTGATACAGAGCAGCGTATGATGGACATTTCTAAATGGCTCAAAGGTGAATATAAGCGCATCACTGGAAACGCAGTTACCCTTACAAAAGAAGGCGAGATTGATGTTATGGTTCAAAATTCTTCTCGTGTGCGCTCCTTTGTTAACGCTAAACTTAATTTTAGAGTTGGCGGACTTGACGAAGAGATGAATAACGAGACAGGCTCCAAAGCACAGGCAGAAGACAGATGGCGTGACTTTGTTAGTCAGGGCGGCTGGAATGGCGAAGGCGGTAAGCGCCCAGAGAATGATACACGCAAGAAGGAATCTTGAAATGAAAATGTTAATGGAAAACTGGAATACTTTTGTTTCCGAGTCTAAAGAAGATCACATCAAAGGCATTGAGGCAAAACTTGAAAGATTAAGTGATGCTATTGATGATGCTACGCGAGGCATGGAGAACATGGAGCGTGGTGTTGGCTATTCCGCTACCCCTGACGAGGATATGATGGACATTAGAAGCACAAACCAGTATTTTGCTAAGCAAGTTGAGGTAATGAATCTTGAAGATAAGATTGATTTACTTAAAAAGCAATTAGAGCAATTAAAGCAAGATGTCCCAGGACAATTAGAGAAGCCGTCGTAACCAATAGAAATGAATGGCGTTCAAGTTAGACAAAAAGAAAAGAGTTCAAGAAATACTTAAATGTGGTAAAGACCCCGTTTATTTTTTGAAGACTTACGCCAGAATTTCACATCCTCTTCACGGATTAATTCTTTTTAATACATACCCTTTTCAGGATGTTCTGTTAAAAGACTTTAATGATTATCGCTTTAACGTCATTCTGAAAGCAAGACAGCTTGGTATCTCAACAATCACAGCCGGATATATTGTTTGGCTTATGTTGTTTCATAGAGATAAGGCTGTCCTTGTTATGGCTACTAAGTTTGCGACAGCAGGAAACTTAGTAAACAAGGTCAAGAAGATTATGAAGAATCTTCCTGATTGGATTCGCATCTCAAGTATTAATATCGATAACCGCACATCCTTTGAGTTGTCTAACGGTTCTTCTATTAAGGCTGCTTCTACCTCTGGTGATGCTGGTCGTTCGGAAGCATTGTCTTTGTTGGTCCTTGATGAGGCAGCACATATTGAAGGACTAGAAGATCTGTGGACTGGTTTGTATCCTACTCTGTCTACTGGTGGTCGCTGTATTGCTCTATCCACTCCTAATGGTGTTGGTAACTGGTTTCATAAAACTTGTACTGACGCAGAGGCAAAGGCAAATAATTTTAATCTAACAGTTTTGCCATGGGATGTTCATCCGGATAGAGATAAGGAATGGTTCTACAAAGAAACTAAGAATATGTCAAAGCGACAAATTGCACAAGAGCTTGAGTGTAACTTCAATACTTCTGGTGATACAGTTATCGATTCAGGAGATATGGAGTGGTTACTCACAACAGTTTGTGAGCCAAAGTACCGAACTGGCTTTGATAGAAACTTCTGGTTATGGGAAGAATATGATCCATCTTGCAATTATTTAATGGTTGCGGATGTTGCTCGCGGTGATGGCGAAGACTACTCAACGTTTCATATCTTAAAGTTGGAAACCCTTGAAGTTATTGGAGAATATCAAGGTAAGGTAACTCCAGATATGTTTGCACAGATGCTAAACCAACATGGTAGAGAGTTTGGAAACTGCATGCTGGTTGTAGAAAATAATAATATTGGCTACACAGTTCTGGATAAACTGATAGAATATAACTATCCTAATTTGTATTACTCAATTAAATCGACACACGAGTATATTGAACAGCATCAAGCTGAAGTTCATAACTCTGCTGTGCCGGGCTTTTCTACCAGCATGAAGACTAGGCCTCTTATCATTGCTAAATTAGAGGAGTTTATAAGAAATAAACTAATTAAGATATATTCTACTCGTATA